ACCAATTGGTAAAATATCATCAGCAGTGATATAAAGTTCAACACCATTATACTTATCATAAGTAATAATATCACCATGTCCAAATTCACGCTTATTTAGTTTAATTTTGAATGTAGTACCATCCTGACCTAGATAAGATTCAGGGTCTTCTACATTACAAACTATATAAGGTAAATCTTGAGACACTGGTGTTTGCCATTTATACTCACCACGAGCATTGTCTACCATAATTGTGTTCTTTCCACCGAATGAAGCCATTTGATAAAGAGGCATTTCCACTTTCTGTGCCATAGCCCATATGTCTACTGGCCCAAGATCCATGGGTTCTGCATCCTTCAACATGTTCACAAGATGGTAAGAGTCTAAATGAGATGACGCATTATATTGCGTATCTCTTAGAAAAATCCCATTGTTTAATACTGGAGTTGCCATAATTTAAATTTTAATTATTATTTGTTATTTATTGATATAATTTTTTCATGTTCTTTTAAAAAAGTTTTTTGTTGGTCTTGTAATACCTGATTTTCTTTTTGTAGCATTAGAAGCTACTTTCAAGTCTTGATTAGATGTACCACTTTTACTTGATTGTTCAGTTTTTAATTTTCTAACAGTTTCTTCAACATGTGCAGATTTAACATTTTTACTAATTTCATTTCTATAACCTTCTGGATCTGCTAATAACCATAATGCTTCAGCAATTAAGTCATGTCTTGGTTCTACATATTGATATTTTTCAATTAAGTGACCAAATAAATTAGTAGCTTTCCCTGATATTGATGGATAGTTTGGTTGAACTAATCCTGAATATAAAAGATTTTGAATTTTTGAATTTAATTTAATTCCATTTAATTCTGCAGATTCTAATGTATTATAAATACTTTCCATATAGTATTGAGCTTGATCTTCTTGTTGTTTCCTTTTTGTTTCTTGTTCTTTAAGTTGCCTTTGAACAAGTTGTTCTTGCATTTTATCTAATTTAGGTTTAAATTTTAAAGCTTTTTCTTCTAATTTACCTAAATCATTCCATTCTTCAATTTGTTCATCAATATCTTCAGTATTACCAAAATTTGTATTTTGTAAATAAGATCTTATTATACCTTGTTGACCTCTTTCTGAATCAGTTGATAAAGATTTAGTTTCTTCATTATGTGATAAAACTGAAAATAATCCTTTTAAATCTTGACCTCCATCTTGAATATATTGTGCAGCATATTGTAATTCACGTGGTAAACTTTCAAAAAATGATCTTTTTGCATTATAATCAAATTGTTTTCCTTTTTCATTAAAATTTGCATTAAATAATTCTTTGTAATCATTTAATGTATAATTTTCAAAATCTTCTTCTCCTTCAAAAGGAGTTATTAAGCCATCTTTAGATAATTCTTTTGCTAATTGAGCCATACCTTCTTTATTAAGAGGTGGTCTTCCAGATTTTGAATCTTCAATATTATCTACTTCATCTATAATTGCATCAACTGAAATATTTGTTTCAGGTTTTTCTGATTCTTCATTTTCTGTTTTTATTATATCTGAATCATCACTATCTTTTTCAGTTGTTTCATTATTATCAATAAAACTAACATCTACATCATTTGATGAAAAAAAACTTGGTTTCTGTTCTTCTGCAGGAATCATGACTGATTCAGAACCAGGCATACCTAAAAGATTATCCATATCATCTACAGATATCTTTTCTACTACTGTTTCTGTATTTGTATCTAAATTTTCTGACATTTTATTTTTGGTTTTTAATGTTATAATATAATATAATAATTTTAAAGTTTATAAACTATGAAAGTTTAAAGAATAATTAAAAAAAATATTAATTATATAGCTATAACTATTTTTTCTTTTTATCCTTTGATTTTTTATCTGATTTTTTAACATCATATTGATTTTTATTTTCTCTAGCAATCTCAAGATTGTTATCTGCTACAGCTCTTTCAGTTTGTAATTTTTCTCTTTCAAGAATCATTTTTTCTCTATTCATTTGAGATTTATTATTTTCTTTTTGTCTATCAAAAGTTATTTCCTCCTGATATCTTTCAGATTCTCTTATATCCTTCATTGCATCTTGATAATCAGAAACTTTATTTTCATTTACATCAACTAATGATCCATAACCTGCTGCTCTTATCTCAGAAACAAGAATATCTTTTCTTCTTTCTTTTTCAGATTCCATTGCTTTAAAATCTCTTTCTGCTTGTTTCTCTTGTTGTTCAGCTTGAATTTGTTGTTGTTGCATTTGTTGCTGATGTTGTTGTTCTTGTTGTTGTTGTTCTTGTACTTTTCTTTCTGCAGACTTCATAACTGATTTAATTTCAGGAACTGATTCAGCAGCAATTATATTTCCTAAATCATAAATAGATGCACCTGTTGTATTATTAGAAAGAGCAAGTTGTCTCATTTGTTCCATAACAGCTCTATAATTTGCTTTAGTTGTAGCAAAAACATTAAGATCACGTAATAATAAATCTGTACCATTTATTTGAAAATTCATTTTTTCTTCATTAGTAGTAATATATGATAATCTTATTGATTCTTTATTTGAATGATAATATTGTGCAAGATCTGTTCTCATTTGATGAACTCTTGGCATTAAATAATCACAATGATTAATAAAATATTGCTCTGTTTGTGCATATGAATTTGCTTGTTGTACTCTAACACCTTCAGCAGTATCTTGTTCAATTGGAGCACCCATTCTTTGAGGACTTACTCCTATATTTTCAAAAGCCTGTTGTTTAAAATATTGACCTAATTGAATTCTACTCATTAATCTATTAGTTTGATCTAAATCTAATTTTTGATAATGTTGAAAATTCATTGGACTTTCAGTATTAGTAATAGTAGTATCTAATGGTAACATGCTAAAATCTTTCATTGCTACATAAGCTTTTGCAAGATTATTCTTACCCCAATCTTCTCCTAATGAATGTCTAGGTAATGCGTTTTGATCTAAAACAATTACTGTACCTAATTCATCAATAAGAATATCAGCAATTTGATTATTAACCATATTATAACCAATTTGCCAAGGTTTCATTAAATCAACTAAAGAAACAGATTTTGAATTTCTGTCAGTAAAAATTCTTCCTTCAACTGGAAGTTTACATCCATATAATGTTTTATCTCCTTTAAATTGAAATTTTACAGGATTAATTTGATTTTGATTGATACCTAAATATATTGGATTAACACCATTTGCATCATTCATTCCCCAAAATGTATTCATATTTGGACCAATTTTAACTCCACCGTATACTTGATTTATCCATATCCAATCTATGTGTTCTCCAAATACTAAATTATTTCTATTTTTATTTTTAAAAAATTTAGTATTATAAATTGGAGAATCAGTTACTTTATTATCTTCTGATATAATTTCTTGTGTCACTTCTCCATTATCATCAAGTTTTGTTAAATGACCTACTTTTCTTTGAGATTTCCAATAAACTGTACATACTCTTAACATTTCACTTGTACCAAAATCTAAAAAATCTTCTGATTCACCTAATATCCATGAAACAACATCATTTCCATTTCTTCCAAATAATTCTCTATCAGAAACAAATTGTCTATATGCTAATGAAGGCATTTCTGTATTCCATTTATGAGATCTTGTAGGATCATAATAAGAACCATCATTTTGTTGACCACCTATTGTATAGCCTGCTGCTCTCATTGGATATATAGCTTCAAGAGCAACATGTTGTTCTTCTGTCATTAAAAAACCATATTTATCAATTACATCTGCAACTGACATCATATCAATTTTTCCTACCCAATTTCCATCTGCAATATATCTTATATTTGGAGACTTATGATAAAAAGTTAATACAGGATTCCATAATTCAACATCATAATCATCATCATACATTTTAAAATGCCAAAATTCTCTATCTGCAACTAATAAATCTCTAAAACCTCTTTCTTCTAATTCTTCTAAATTAAATCTACCATCATCTGCTTCTTGTTGGTGTTGAGCCCATTCTTCTACTATATTAATATAACTTTTATCAAAAAATTCTTGAATTTGAGGAAGTGTTTTTATATTCTCATCACTTAGTTGTTCTTGAGCTTTTGCAAAACTTTCTTGATCTTTTACTGCTCCTTTTTCAATTAAAACACTTAACATTTTAACTTGTTCTTGTGCAATAAGACTTTCTTCTATTTGTTGTCTTTTTTGTTCAAGCATTTCATTATATGAAACATCATCTACAGATGTATAAGTTAATTTTGTATTTCTTTTTGCAAATTCATTACATAATGTATTTACTACATTTGGAATTATTGGATAAAATTTTAATTCCATTGCTGAAACATCCTCTTCAGTTAATGTATTTATAATATCTGTATATTCATTATTTTCTTCAACTATATAATCAGATTTATCAATAATACCATTTGCTAATTTATAGTTTTTTAAAAGTCTTCTTGCATTTCTTCTCAATTGACGTTGTCCTTGCCATTCAAACCAATCCATATTCCAAGCACACCATTCTTCATTTTTTTTAGAAACAGGAATCATTTGGATTGGTTGTGTAAGATTAGCCATTTTATTAAAATCAGCTTTCTTACCTTTCTTCAAGTCCATTGCATTTAATATCTTCATAATATATTTTTATTTAATATTTTTAAAGGGATTTCTTTTATTTTTATTAAATGATCCTGATCTTTTCCTTCCAATATTTTTAAAAGGGTTACTCTTTAATTTAAACAAATTTTGGGATTTATCCAAGTTTTTATTATCAAGATCTTCTCTTATTTTCTTATATCCTCTATTTGATTGTTGTATTTTTGCAAAACTAACTAATGCAGCAAAACTTACAAGTCTATCTACATTAACACCAGGATGGTATGCAGCCATTTCTTTCATTAACATTATATCAGGAATTTTTTCTATTCCATATGTAATATTTTTAGTTGTTCCATCTTCATTTAATTCTACATCAGTTTCTTCTGTTAAAAATTCTATAGCATAACTTATTAAATGTTGTTTAAATAATGTTCCTGTATTTTTCCATCCATAATCAGAAAATACAGATCTATTAGATCCAAGATCTTTTAAAAATAATATTTGATCTTTAGGTACAAGAAATTTCTGTTTTCTTTTTGATATCATATATTGTATAAAAAGAGAAATATTATTTTCTACTAATGTCCAAGCATTAAAATATTCAATAATTAATAAAAGTCTTTCATGTGTTTTATTAATATCATCATATCTTCCACACCATGCTGCAACAATTTTATCATTTTCTATAAAAGTTGTTAATTCTCCATTTTCATTTTCTCTTGTAACTTCTATTGGATTTTTATACACATATATTGAACATAAAGATTCAGAAGTTGTTGTTTTACCTTCTGATACAGGATCAATAGATGCATAATATACTCCCCATTCTGGTTTTTTAGGTGGTCTTTCATATATTACAATAACACCTTCTTTATTATCAGTTTTTTTATTTACTGGAAAATCTTGTATTGGAATCTTATTAGAATCTTTAATAACTAATGCATCATTTTCTCCTCTTTCAATTTCAATATATTCAGTTGAATACATTTTATCTTCAATTCTTCTAGTTTGTTCAGTTATTAAATGTAAAGGAAAAGGTGATTCTTTTCTATATGCAAAAGCTTCTGCAATATTTTTTGGTTTTTGAGATATACGTAATTGATATTTATCTGGAGCTAAATCTTTTTTCCATTGTTTTCTTTGTTCATCTATTGCTTTAATTGCTTCTTCAACTAATGAATTTCCATATTTATCTATATATGGAGGCATAGACCATTGTTCAGGTAAAAATAAACCATGTTTACCCCAAGTACCATCTTCATCTAATAAATTTGATTCAACTGCATAAAAATCATTTTCTTCTGGATAATATATATATTCTTTTAAAGGCTCACAGTGATCTAAATCACCTACAGATCCTGCAGCAATAAACATACCTGTTGTTTTCATTCCTGAATGTAATGCTGGTCTAATAAATTCATATGTATCTCCCATTTTAGTAGCTATACCAGCTTCTTCATGAAAGAAATATCTACAAGGACCACCAACTCCTTTTGTAGCACTTTTTTCAAATGAAAGACCTACTATTGTACTTTTTAATCCTTTATAAATTGGTTGTCCTCCTGAAAGTTTTACTTCAATCTTTTGTTCCCACTTCATAACTTTAGCAGGATTATGTGCTCTTATCCATGCAGTATGTTCATTAAGAAAATCTGAATATTCTTGAATCATTTTCCATGAACCATTTTCATCTATATAATCTTTTAAAGAAGCACCCATTTTTAATTTAGCACCTTCTTCAAACCAATACTGATTAATTAATTTTGCACAATGAAAATAAGATGATGCGATTTGTCGTTTTTTAAGAATAACAGAATGTTTATCATTTAATTCAGCAAGAATTTCATATAATGCCATATGATATTGAACATCCCAAACTAATGGAAAATCATAAATGTTTTTTTCTTTATCAAAAATTGGTAAAAAATTTAACCACATATAATAATCTCTGGTTAAATACCATGTATTATTTTTGTTCTTATAGATACAACCTATTCTACATTTATTTTTTTGATCATTCCAATACTCTCTAAAATCTTTACTTTTAAAAGGAGCTTTACAATAAAATCCAAAGTCTTTAAAATGATTTGCTTGTTCTTTAAATTTTAATATTATTTTATTAAAATTATATTTACCTGGTTCTAAAAATATAGATAATAAAAAATCAATAAACTCTCTTTGAGTTTTAAACTCAGTTGTAGTCCATTGATTATTTTTCAATGTTGGTACTTCTATTGGATATTCTTCTTCTCTAAACATTGTTTTCTTTCTTTTTCAAGTAAACGTACTTTATATATTAAAGTGTTTATATCTCCTGATTTTAAAAATTGTTTAGAATCTTCATTAAAATATTCTCTAGATTTATCACGTGGTATTGCATACCATAATTGTGTATGATAATTAAAATGGAATAAATAATTATATAGTTCACGATTGGTCATAAGCTAATCCTCTTCCACCTCTTACTTGAGATTGTTGTTCATCTTTTAAATCTCTAAAGGCTCCTTTAAATGATTGTCTAATTGCATCAAAATCTTTTGCTACAGCTCTTATTTGTGATATATTACCATCTCTTCCATCTGTTATTGATGTATGAGCCATATATGTAGCAATATTATCTAAAGATATTTTAATTCCCATATATGCTCTTGATGTAGGAGTTTCATATAATTTTTCACATTTATCTAAAGCTAATCTTATTAATGGATCTTCAGTTGAAAATTCAGCATCAATATCTTCTAAAATAATATCTTCTTTTTCTGTTTCAATCATATTGAAATATGGATTAAAATCAGGATTTAAACATGTCATATAAAATAAATAAGAATATACTTTTAAATAATCATCATTTTTTGAATACTGATCCATTATATCTTTTAACCATTTAATAGTGTAACAATGTTCTGTTGGTACTATTTTATCATTTTGTATATCAAATAATCTAATCATTATTTTTTAAATGTTTAATTATTGTTAATACTTCTGTTTTTAAATAAGGAAGTTCATAAGATACTACATCTTTAACTATAGGATCTCCATTTTCTTGATATTTAGTAATTGGATATCCATATTTATTTTCTCCTTCTTTTTCAAATATTACATGTTGTAACGCTAATTTTCCTGGTTTTAACTTTGGATTATGTTTAATAATCATATACATATATAAACTTAATTGTAAATTATAATGTTTCAAATTACAATCTTCAATATGTTTTAATGGAGCATTTAAAGTTTTATGTATTCCTTCCCAATTTTTCCAAGAACGTTTTTTTATTTCTTTATTTGTTTTATAATCAATAATATTAACTTTATTTCCAATTACTTCAACATAATCTGCTTGTCCACATATTGCAGCAGATTTTAAATAAACAAAATGTTCAGGATAAATACCTGGAATTAATTTTTGCTCTGGAGCATATTTTAAATCATCTATTATTTTAGGTGGAATAATAGGTAATGCTTGTCCATCAATTGTTAGTGTATCTAATCCAATTAAATCTAATTCTCTTTGATTATGATAAAATGTTCCAAGAGACATTGCTCTATTAGATTCTTTATTCCATATTTCCAATATATCTTCTGATGGAATTTTATACCATTTAGATTTTTTATTTTTAGTTGATTTACTTGCTTGTAATTTTGCATCAAAAGGTTCTTTAAATAAATTAATAACAGAAGTTACACTAGTCCAATTTATTTCTTCATTTGGATCTATACTTTTATATGAATGTCCTTCTTCTCTAAATATTAAACTCATAATGATTGATTTAATTGGTCTTCTTCTTCTTCACTTAAAACTGCATCCCATCTATTATCATCACATGCAGCAGATAATGCTCTAGTTTTTAAAGAAAGATCACAACCACACAAAGAACAGCATGGTTGTGTACCTTTCAAATAACATTTGTCTCCTTTTTCATCAATATATGGACATTTAATACATATATGTAATCTTTCAGTAGCAATTTCTTCAACATGTTCTTTTTTAAAAATTTTATTTGCAATACCTTCAAGAATTTGATTCTTTGCTTTCCAAATTTTTATTATTGATATATTCTTCACGTTTATTTTTTATTTCTTTTTTTCTTTTATGATATTGTTTTATATCCTTTTCTATTTCATTAAGTTTTTTAATTTTTTCTTTAACATTATTTTTAGTAATATGTTTATCAAAGGTCATTGATTCTACTTCTAAATTTCTTATATACTTTTCATATTTATCTTTTATTAAACTTATCTTAGAAGCTCTAATTTTAAATGAACCTAAATTTAATATGTTAATATTAATATATTCTAAATTAGATAATGATACTCTTATTTTTTTCCAATAAAAATCTACTACATCTTCTATAATTGTTTCATTAATACTTAAATCTTCTGCTGTTTTTTTTATAAAAGTTTTAGATTTTTTAGGTTTCATCTTTTTTTCTTAAGAATTTAATATCAACAAAAATATTTCCTTGAGTTTGAACTTCCAAAATAGGATTAATATAAATTGTTTTTTTACTCTTTCCTTTTTTAATTATTAAATTTTTATTTTCAGATTTATTTATTGAATTTCTTACAGATTGTGCTGATGAAAATATTTCATTTGAAGCAACTAAATAACAAAATTCTGTTAAATTACTTTTACCTTCAATTGCTAATAATGATAAACAATCTAAATCTGATTCAGATACTGTTATATTATTTAAATAACAATATAATAATATTTGAAATTTAACTATATTATTTAAAGACATATTGCCTTTTTTCTGTATATAATTAACTTCAGCCATTATCTATATCATTTGATTCTATTAAAGTATAAGTAAATTTATTTCCCCATATTTTTGAAGATTTTCTAACAATATTCATAAATTGTTTAAAGTCTAAAGGATCAGAAAATACTTGACATCCTGCAGAGTATTTATTAATTCTTGTAGTAGTATCATAAGCAGAACTTCTATGTATATTAATTCCAAAATATCCACTTTGTTCAGTTGCAGAATCTAAATCATATATATCATCTTCATTTCCGTCTCTATATACTTCAACTGGACCATTTCTTTGACATAATGCATAATATTTATTTCTGTGTTTATCAATTTTATAAACTCCACGAAATTGATTAGGTACAAGAATAGCACATCCTTTTTTATTCATTGGATGATCCATCCAATATTTTCCTGGGTCTGTGGTAGCAGCCCATTGATGATAAAACCATGGACCATTATCTTTCTTTTTAAATGAAATTGTAATAAGATCGTCATAATGATTTGTAACTCTATTACAAGTATCTGAATTTCTTATACCAACAATATTAACATTATAATCTCCTTCAGTAAAATATGCATAACCTTTTGATAATACAGCATTTTTTACTTGTTCATTAGTAAAATCCATTATTTTTCTTTTTTAAGAGTTCTAGATTTTTTTGGAGTTGGTTGTTGAGGTACAGAATTTTCTTCTGGTGGAGGAGCCATGATTTGCGCCATCTGCATTTGCATAGTCATTCTTTCAAATCTAGAAGCATCAATTTTAGTCATAAGATCTTCATATTCAGCTCTTAATTTTAAGAAAGGAATCTCATCTTCATAAAAAGCTTTAATAACTTCTTTTTTTTCTTGTATTTCTTTTTCTGATAAAGGAATTTGTTCTTGTTTAGAATCCTGTATTGGTTCTTTTATTTCTGTTTCTGACATTTTTTTGGTTTTAAAAATTTGTAATAAGTAAATATACTTATAAAGTTTAAACTTTACAAATTTTTAAATTTAAAATGTGTAAGAAAAAATATATTAAGTATTTTTTTTTTAATATTTGTTTCTGGAATTATACCATTTTTAGAAATTGGTTTATCTAAAATTTCTGATTTTTTTGTTGATTTAATTATTGTATTTTATTTTTATCGGTTTAATAAACTATTAATCATACCTTTAATTTCAGCAGTATCAGTTTTAACTTCATTTATTGAAGCTGTCATTTCACTCATTTGACCTGTGAAATTTTCTTTTGTTTCTTTTATTTCATCAGAAGTTTTTTCTAATTTCCTATCAAAATCTTTTCTTATTGAGGCTCTTCCATTTTTAGCATTCATCATTTCTTCTTTAGCATCAGCAAAACAAATATCAAGTTTTTCATTTATAATTTTAATTCTCTCATTATGTCTATCATTATCATGCTTTAATTTAAACCACGCTGTTAATACTGTTATTAGAAAACTTACAATGTATGCTACATCTTTACCAGTAAAATGAAAATCAGTGATATTATGCAGTGTTTCCAAAAACATTATATTTATTTTATTTTAATTTTATTTTGTTCTAATTTCATGTTAATGTTCTATAGTCATAGCAACTGTCATGTCTATTAAAGCAGATGTCCAATCCATTGCTCCAGCAGTTGGAGCTGAAAAATAAAGGACAAGTATATCATCCCTTTGATATGAAGCAGAAATTGGTCCACTATCTTTATATATAAAAGTTCCAGTATCTAAAGCAGTGCATTGTAAATTAGGTAGTG